CCCACTATATCCGCTGCGTGCCACCGCCTGTGCAAAGATGCCTTTGATTATTTGCAGGTAACGATCCACCTCCGGGACGAAGAGGAGAGCGGTATCTGCCTGTTCCATATAGAAATACTGCCCTTTCGATGGGCCCGGCAGCCGGATACACACGCGCCCGCCCGGCTGGAGGGCAACATACCTGTTGCAAAGGATTATATCACAGATGGACGTACGAGCAGCAATCGAAGACTACCACCTGGCACACCTGCGCCTTGCATCCTACACCCGACTCGGCCACAAGCACCGCCTGGGCGTCTTTGCCACATACTGTGAAGCGCAGGGACTCGCACTCGAACAGATTAAGGCGGCTACGGTCCGCGCCTTTCTCGAAGAGGTGAAGCAGCGACCTGGCAGGTATGAGCGCACTGTGCGCAGCTCGACCGTACGGGAGTATGCAAAGACGGTGAAGGCATTCATCTCCTGGGTGAGCCGGGAAGAAGATTTTGAGCGCCTGGTATCACCCACCCTGGCCAGGCGCATTGAACTGCCAAAGACAGACGAGACGGTGCTGGAAACCTTCTCACCTGAGCAGCTCTCATCGATGATAGTCGCCACAGCAGATCAGTTCTTTGCCGTGCGTGACAAGGCGATAGTCAGCGTCCTCATCGATACCGGGATCCGCGCCTCTGAAGTGATAGGGCTCCAGCTTGATTGTGTGTGGTTGGATTCGGACGACAGTTACATCAAAGTCATGGGCAAAGGCCGCAAGGAACGCGAACTTGCGCTTGGCAGGGCTGCTAGGACTGCTTTACGGCGCTACATCACCCGCTACAGACGGCCTGCAAGCAAAGCAGAGACACATGTATTCCTGGGACGTTCTGGCCGTCCACTGAGCGTCTCAGGGCTTGAGCAAATCATCACACAACTTGGTGAACGAGCTCATATCACAGGCGTACGCTGCTCACCGCACACCCTGCGTCACACCTGGGCCGTGCGCTACCTCTTGAACGGCGGCGATTTGTACAAGTTAAGCCGACTGATGGGCCACACGAGCGTCAAAATTACAGAGCGATATGTGGCAAGCATGCGGGCGTGGCAGGCAAGGCAGGGCGGGCAATCAGTGTTGGATCATCTCAAGGACTCGTAGCGCAGCCGCCCGGCTCGTCCTCATCTGACAAACCGGGCTATCAACACATTGGTGTTCACAATGCGTTGACACGGCTATTCTAGCAGTCAGCGCACCACAAGAACAGGAGCAATCAATGCAGAACCAGATGCGTCGGCATCAAATGAGTTGGGTGTTTGAAATCGTCAAGTTGGTCCTCTTAGTGTTTTCGGCCTACTTAACCTTTGGTTTCTTATCGCGATTTCTGCCTAACCCGTGGTTTCGTGTCCTGGCCTTAATCCTTTATGAAGGCTCGCTGATTTTTTGGCACTACGCCCATCACGCGCGCGCTGAAACGCCGAAGCAACACATGTTCTCAAAAAACATGCAGAGACTCGCGCTACTCGCGGTCGCATCCGCAGCCGGCTATCAGTTATTGTCGATGGTCAGCGCTGGCTTCGGTGATGCGCTGCCTGGGTGGACGCACTTCGTAGTTGAGATAACCACGAGCGCGGTATTCCTGCTGAACGTGTGGGCATTTATGCACTGGGAGCAACTGAGCCGCTACTACCAGGCAGTGGAACATTCCTACAACCGGGAATTAGCAAGCGGACAGGCAGGCATGATTAGCGCTGCGCTCTCTGCCACTGATAGCGTCAAAGTGGTCGAAGCTGACCAAAATCTGGCACTGCCTGCCGCTGCTCCAGAAGAGGAGGCAGAGGCATCTGCTGACACCGATCTGGCACAGCCTTCTGTGGTACAGAGAGTGATCAACGCCGCGACCGCAAAAGCGTCACCCGTTCGTGTAGAAGATCGGCTGCTCGTCCTGGAGCTGCTCTCACGTGAGCACCCGGAGATGTCAGCAAAAGAGATTGCGGCGCAGACCGGATTGTCACCCAGGTCGGTGCGCAGGTGGCAGAAAGAAGGCAGGTAGATGGATATCGTCTATGTTGTGGAAGTCCTTGTGGTAGGACTCATTGGCCTGGCTGCCATTTGGGCTATTGTGCATTCAAAGGAGAGGTGAGTCATGCTGATTTTTGCGTCAATCGTGGTGGGTATCCTGGTGATCTTCTCACCGCTCTATGCCAAGCGGATGACTACCACAAAGTTCATTTTCTTGCTCATGCTCTGGCTTGTCCTGATGGGCATAGCCTACTACGCGGGAGGGAAGTGATATGAGCACATCATGGGAGTTCGCGCACAACCTTGCCATGGCGTCCACAGGGATGCGCCAGGCTCATGAGCCTGAAGTACGCATCGAGCACATAGAGATGGGTGTGTATCGCCTCAGCATCGACAGGGAGTCTCTTGCTCTTACAGCGCAGGATTTGAGGGACATTATGGATTGGTGTTTGCAGCATATGCGTGAGATTGAGAGTGAGGCGGCTGCAGCAGCTCGTGACGAAACACCGTCCGATTGGAAGATTCGCAAATCGCCGGGCGATTGACGAACGTTCATCGCCTGCCCTGCGAAAGCCTATCGCGACAGTAGGGCAGGCGGCACATGAGAAGTGATCTTCTGTCGAGCCATGTGAATTCACCATCATTCCGCTCGTTTCATAGATAGGAGGATATGTGATATGCCGATGACACTGAAGCGGATCACGGAGTATTACGAGCAACATCCAGAGGCTGAGGCTGAAGCCAGACGTAAGTTTCGCCAAACACTCAATGAGTTGCTAGACCTGACTGATAATATGGTCAAGGAATACAGGGCAGTCCACGGTGTAGACCCCGAAATAATCTTCGTGCCCAAAGGTACGCCCCTGCTATCGCCACCTGCAACGACGGTACCAGCCATTATAGACGTCTTCAGCACCGGCGGCGCTGAGATCGTTTCATCCCTCCCTGTTCAAGCATTTTTAGCAGCGAGTAGTGATGCCCAGAGTGGAGCGCGAGGCTGGCGCGAGGAGCGTCAACTCCTCACGTTTTCCTATCAGAAGGAGGCAGGGATGACCTACATACAGATTCGCCCCAGCGAGTCCGACTCGCCGCTAGATGCAGCAACCATTCAATCCCTGTGGCAGCATGTGAAGAGCGTTTCAGACCTTGATGGGGATGTATTCCTCATCATGCTGGCTCAACTCATGGCAGGACCGCGCGACCAGCGCAGTTACACCGTTATCACCAGCCAGCAGATGCTTGAATATCGAGGTATCCGCCCTATCATGAAACCGACCTCATACGGCGAACGCCGTGCAGGGCATCGTCAGGAAGATTTAGCGACAATTGCAGCATGCGTCAGCCGGCTGAGTCATACGTGGTTCATTGTCGATCAGGCGATTCTCGATGAGGGAACCACCGGCAAGCGAAAGAAGCGAGTAAAATTCACACGCGAAAGTCGGCCCTTTAACTTCGGTGATGTGATTCGCCAGCATGAGTTTGACTGGAACAGCGATACGCCGCTCTCACCATCCATGGCTATTGCCTGGCAGTACCAGGAGGCGGATTGGATGTTGCCTTTCTTTAAAGGCCCGAATCGTCAAGTCGCCTGGCTTATACAACAGACCTTGAATTATGACCCATTTCACGAAATGTGGGAGAAGCGCCTTGCCCGTTACTTCATGTTCCACCTGCGTATCAATGCCAAGAACGCCCCATCGATCACGCGCAAAATCGGAAGTCTCATCGAGGAACTGTGTCTACCAGTAGATGAGCGCAACCCGGAACGAACCCGGGAACGGTTTGAACGCGCTATGCAACGCCTACAAGACCATGAGCAAATCTCAGATTGGCACTACGTAGAGGACATCTCAAAACGCCCTGCTCGCAAGTGGCTTGCGACCTGGCAGAGCTACAGCATTGTCATCACGGCTGCCCCTGTAACTGCCAATAAATATCAACGCATTACCCACAATGCGCAAATCAGGCGTACTCGCGCCGATATGATGACCCACTCAGGCAAGGCCAGAAAAGGACAGAAGAGATCATAATGTACTATTCCCCCGCAACGTTATTGCGTGCAAACCGCAACGTTATTGCGTGCAAACCGCTACGTTATTGCGTGCATTAGATGCCAGTGAAGGCGCTCTACAGGCGGTGCGCGTTTTGCTAATAGTTTAATATACTAATAGCCACAACGCGCCACTTGCTCACGCGTGGCGCTGTGGGTATAGTAGAGCCACAGACCTCTCTGCAAGAGGAGAAAAAGAGATGGGCGCACCGCTCCAACGGGCGTCCATCAAAGGAGTTAACCAAATGTTTGACGAAAGCAACTCCCGAGGCAATTATAGCACGCCTGATACCTGGGCCGTGCTAGATGATCTGCAAGCTCTGTTGGCCCGTGCCAATAGGCAACATGAGCGCGGCGACTCACTTAACCTGGAAGACATTCTCAGAGAAGCAAGCCGATTGCTCGACAAAGCTCGCCCAGGTTCTGTGCAAGAGATCGTCCATCAATCTGTACGCGAATTGCTGCATTCCTACTGGGCACAAGTCACTCTTCGTAAGGAATATGCTCCCACCGGCTTTGCACGCCTCAATACTGTGCTAGGTGGAGGTTTAGAGGCAAAACGTCTGATCGTGTTGCTGGGGGCTCCTGGCGCTGGGAAAACGACGCTTGCCAATCAGATTGCTGATCATGTTGCCGATGCTGGCCGCCCGGTGCTTTATGTTACCTCAGAAGACCATCCCCATGATTTGCTGGCAAAAACGCTTGCCAGGATCGGACACATCTCCTATACGGCGGTGTTGAAAGGATGGGAGACTGAGCGAGCGAAAATCGATAGTGCCCTGACTATGCAGGCAGAACGGCTCTCCAGTGAACGCTTGTGCTACATTGATGCATCCGGAGGTCTCTCTCGCGACGCCATAAAAGCACGAGCGCATATGCATTTTAGTCACTTTGCCGATGCTGGCCGAGGTCTCCTGGTGGTGGATTACCTGCAGCGCCTGGCGCGTGCTCAGCGAGATCTCGTAGGGACCTGGCGCGACCTCAGAGAAGTCGTGACCTTGCTCACTGAGCAATTGCGAGCCGTTGCCTGCGACCTCGATTGTTGTGTGATTGCCCTGGCTTCACAGAATAGGGCCTCCGGCTATGGCAGTAACGGAACAAGTGCCCTTGCCTCAGCGAAGGAGAGCGGCGATATCGAGTACACTGCCGACGTGATTATGGCGCTTACTGAGGATAAGGATCGCAAGACCAGTTCATCGTTCATCAAGCCTCGACTCCTGCGGATTGATAAGAACCGACAGGGAGATGTGACTGGCGATTATCCCATACCGCTTGACTGGCAGCCTGACCGTCAGATGTTCACAGAAGCGATACGGTAGGAGCGGTACAGTGAGCAAACTAGATTTCTCCATCCTCGATATCCCTGCTGAAGTCGAGCGGCATACCTCGACGCGCCTGCACCCTACATCGCGCTCTGGTAAACAGTTTAGCGGGGCCTGCCCCTACGATGATTGCAGTGTCGATACTGACGGCTTCACAGTGTGGCGTGAGTTGACCAATAGGGGAAGGCATTACTACTGCCGGGGTTGCCAGCGTTCTGGCGACATTGTGAAGCTGCTCCAGGATATCCGAGGCTATAGCTTTAGACAGGCGTGTGAGGTATTGGGCATAACAAGCACCTATTCCCCTGGTACAAGCATTCACACGCCTCCTAAAACACCAAAAACGCACGCGCCATCTCAAGATTGCCTCATTTTACGGGAACTCTATCCGCGTGCAAGACTTGCTCTCAACCAACCCAGGGCAAGGGCCTATCTTGCTCAGCGCGGCATACCCTTTGATCTGGCATGCGAGCTAGGATTAGCCTACATTCCCCCATTCGATCTTACTACCGATGCACGGCGCACTCTTGATGACTGGCAAGATCGAATCATCTTTCCTCTCACATCGCGGCACGGGCAAGGCTTTACTGGGCGAGCGCTGGCATGCTGGGAGCCTGGTATGGATGAAAACGAGCACAAGCAGCTCCTCGATGAGCACAAGATACTCCGTTACAAGGCGACATACCCGGCTGGCTACTTCCATGCCCTTGTGTTAGAGACGTGCGATCATGTGACCTTTGTGGAAGGTGCTTTCGATGCATCTGCCCTGATTGCTGGGGGAATATCCGATGCCCTGGCGACATGTGGAACCTCGTTAGACGTTGCTGCAATTCCAGTGCGCATATGTGATGCTACTTTGGCCTACGATGGTGATGAGAAGGGCCAGGAAGCGGCTGAGCAGGTACGTAAGGCATTGCGCTGCGTTGGCATCACGCCTCGAGTCTGCACGCCTCCACAAGACGAACTGGGCAAGGATTGGAGCGAGCGGTATCGGTTGCATGGCCGTGCTGGGATTGCTGCACTCATTGCTGTGTTAGCATCGGAGATAGCACGCCCTGGCGAAGAGTTGGAGCAGCTGCGCCATGAGATCGGCGAGCTGGTCCGAGTTGAAGAAAGCCAATGGGAACTCTCAGACGAACTAGACGAATGGTGGCCACCATCAGCAGGGGTAAGGAAACGCATGCGACGAATAAAGACTCCATTGTAGAGGCCAGTAATCGACTTTTGATCTATTAGGCTGTCACGATTGTGCGCAATTACGCGCAAGGAAGCGCAATCAATCAGGGATCTGGTTGATCCGGTAAGCGTTGTAGGTTTGAAAGTATTCTCTCTCTTGTGCCAGATTCGATTCTCTTTCTACGAGCTGCTGCGCGCGATCCGGAGCGCGGACGCCGCACAATGGCTCCAGGTGTTTCTCATAGAGAAACTTTGCCGCTTGGAAACGGATACCGGGCGGGGCTGCCTCAGAGAGTGCATCTTCCATGGCTTTGAATGCCAGTTCATGCAGATGTGCGACCCGTTCATAGAACTGCTGCCGCGCCAGTATCCGCTGTTTCTCATATTCCAGAGTGACCGGGTGTTCAGGGTCCGCAAGCCAGTATGTCACCGTGCGTCGTGACAGGCCAGCCAGGAGCGCAGCATCGCTAATCGATTTCCCTGAAAGCAGGCCCTCGATGAATCGTTGCTGATTTTCCGTGATCGCCCAGAGTTCCGTATCTGATTGTTTGGATTTAGCACGTGGCATAGATGCTTGCTCACTTTCATAGACTACGCTGCTTGCTTTTTCTCTGCCTTGCTGACCTGTTTCAGTATGGCCTCCAAGTTGATAATCTTTTGCTCAACTGCCTTGACGTGCGAAGGCTGAGGCACGTTCGGTTGCACCTGGCTGAGAGGATCGCGGCCCAAGTCCGTGATCTGTTGGTAGAGTTCAAACAGATGATCAGGCATGGCGCGCGTGTTCACCTCATACACGAGTCGCTCGTAGGCGATGCATTGCTGGAGAGCTATGACCAGGCCGAGTGAGTTCATTTCTCGTTCTTTTTTTCGCATATGCTCCAAGCAGACGCGGCGATCCTCTTCACTCCGGAGGCTTTTCAGATTAGCCAGGTCAGCGCGATACATGGTAAGGTCGCAACGGATGACGGTTTTGAGCAGGTGAAGATTCCAGTCAATGACCGATTGCATGCGCAGCGCCCAGAGTCCTGGCGTCATTTCAAGATAGTGCTCTTTCAACTCGAAGTCATAGCGATAGGATGCCCAATACAGGCCGTAATTTGCGAGCAGGTAGCGCTCATACGTCTTATGGCGCTCAATGTAGCTTTGCATTTGTGAGGCATAATGCAGGTCTAAACAGGTCCGGCATTGTGGTGTCATGCGCGAAAGCTCGCCGCGCTTTGGATTGATATAGAGAACTCGTACGCGGGCACCACAACAGGGCGCGATAAACCACCAACGCTCCCCACCATAGTTGCAGGGTGTACTTGCAAGCTGGATAGTTTCTGTGTACGAACGCTCCTGCGGAGATCGGTAATCATCGTAGGCCAAGGTGACTCGGTAGTCGAGCGTCAATGTTGGATGCTCACCATGTCGGTAGTACGCCTGCACAAGGTACGCGCGTTCGCGCCTTTTGGTGAAATCAGTCTCAGTCCATTTCTTCCATGTGATAGAGAAGCTGCTGCGCGACTTGCCGAGTATCTTCTGTTTGCGTAGCCAGGCCGTATCAATTGTTAAGCAGTCATCGATGCAAGTATGCCGGCGGGCCCGGCCAGAGTGTAATCCGCCCATGGGTACACCTCACTTTCTCGCGATCTTCCTCGCGCGCAATGAGGGAAAATCGTGTTTTTTCTCAATCAATAGGGCCTTTTCGTGCCTTTTTGGGCCTGATATGTGCCGTCCATCGGCTTGTAAAGGGTGTTCATGATGGCAGCGAAAAACAGAGACAACGTGTACAACATACCGTTTTTTTCTGCCTTTTTTGGGCACTTAACCCGCGTTTTGGGGCCATATTTGGTCGATTCTGCTCCACAAAACGCGCTGTTTTGCGCTTGGTTCATCGCAAGTTGTTCCTATTGTACCTGATTCGGGTCCGAGAATGAATCATTGTTCAGTCCGTCGCTCATTCAATGGGTGAGTACGACCTGTGCCACCTTGCTATTAAGATGCCTCGTACAGCTTGGGATAAGCTATGCAAACAAGTCTACGCCGAATACCACATAAGCGCTCGAGAAAAAGTAAGGCAAAACCACGGTAAAAGAGCGATGCCTTTTGCTGTATATGGGTACTATGCCACTAGCATTTACTTTGCACAGAACCACATTAGTCACTGTTGTACCTTGCCAAGTAAACCGGATGTTTCGCTCTCTCTAGGCGTTTCTGGCTGAGGTCGAGGTTGCCTGCTCTGATGGGCTCGATGAGCTTTAGTTGACAATGACCGCCAGAGGCATATAATGATGTTCATAAATGCATGGGGGTACCGCTCATGACAAGCCTGACATTATTTACCCACCTGGCGGTTTTTGCTCTTTTTGGCACCATCCTCTCCACCTGGCCCAGATGCCGCCGGCGAGAAAAGCAGGGATGTGTAGCATGGCAGAGAACTACCTGTACTTTGGCGATAACCTGGACATTCTCCGGCGCCATGTCAAGGATGAGATTGCCAAGTTGTTGGGACTGATACAAATGGCCCAAAAAAATATGAGGAGGCTGCCGTTTTGACTGAACTCACCTGGGATGGCAAGTATAAGGATGGGAAGAAGGTCGGGCCTGTACGCATCGTTCTCCCCTTCCAGACGGTGGAGACCGTGAACGAGACGGCCCAGGAACGGCAGTTGACGCTCGATTTGCTGTTTGCCGGGCGCGAGACGGAATGGCGCAACCGCCTGATCTGGGGTGACAAGAAGTATGTGCTGCCCAGCCTGCTGCCTGAGTTTGCTGGCAAGGTGAACCTGATTTATATCGATCCTCCCTTCGCTACTGGCGCGGACTTTTCCTTTACTGCCGCTATTCCAGATAGCGATGAAAGTTTCACGAAAGAGCCGAGCGTCATTGAGCAAAAAGCGTATCGGGATACGTGGGGTAAGGGATTAGATAGCTACTTACAATGGTTTTACGAAACAGTTGTGCTATTACGAGACCTACTGACCGAGGATGGAAGCATCTACGTGCATCTTGATTGGCACATCGGGCATTATGCGAAGGCGGTACTAGATGAGGTCTTCGGACAAGATAACTTGCGTGTTGATATAACGTGGAAACGTGTAGCTTTTCGCCATGACAGTGGGCACTTCGGCCAGGTTTCAGATGAGATACTTGTCTATTCAAAGGGCCAAATTTTCACCTACAACAAACAATACACTCCCTATGACGATCAGTACATAAAAAGTCACTACACATCTGAGGACGCAGGAGGAAGGTTTACAACTCATAATCTATCTGCTGCCGGAAAGGGACCGCCCCGTAGATTCGGAGATCAGGTTATTGCGCCGCCGCCTGGCACACATTGGCGCTTCTCTCAAGAAAACATCGATCGATTGATATCGGAAGGAAAAATTGTCTTCACGTCCTCGGGAAAGCCCCGATACAAAATGTATGCCTACGAAATGCCTGGGAAGGTTATCGATTCAATCTGGACCGATATTTCACCTGTAAACTCACAAGCTCAAGAAGATACTGGATACGATACCCAGAAGCCCGAAGCTCTACTCGAACGTATCATCAAAGCCTCATCTAACGAAGGCGACCTGGTACTCGATTGCTATTGCGGTAGCGGCACCTCAGCCGCAATAGCTGAGAAACTAGGTCGGAACTGGATTGCTTGCGACCTGGGGCGCTTCGCTATCCACACTACGCGTAAGCGGCTGCTTTCTATCCTCGATGTGAAGCCCTTCATCGTACAAAACCTGGGCAAGTACGAGCGGCAGATCTGGCAGGCCGCTGAGTTTGCTGACCCCGCGCAGCGCGCTAGTGTGCAGATGCGCTACCGCAATTTCATCCTGCAGCTCTATCACGCCACGCCCATTGATGGCTATACCTGGATTCATGGCATCAAAGCGGGGCGGCTGGTCCATGTTGGCTCGGTCGACGCGCCGATTGCCCTGGGCGAGGTGAAGGCGATCGTCAACGAGTTCTGGCGCGTGCGGGGGAAGGATGTGGGGGAGCATAGCAATGGTGTCGATATCCTGGGCTGGGATTTCGCCTTCGATCTCAATGAGACGGCCAAGCAGATGGCGGCCGACGCCAATATCCGCCTGGCCTTCAAGAAGATCCCGCGCGAGGTGCTGGAAAAGAAGGCTGTAGAGCAGGGGGATATCAGTTTCTATGAACTAGCGGCGCTCGATGTGTGTGTCCAGCAAGTCGGTACATCTGTCGAGGTGGAGCTACAGAACTTCTTCCTGCCCCCTGACGACGTACCCGAAGACGTGAGGCAGGCCATTACGCACTGGAGCCAGTGGATCGACTACTGGGCGGTGGATTGGGACTACCGCGACGATACGTTTCACAACCAGTGGCAGACCTACCGCTCCAGGAAGTCGCCGAAGATCGTGCTCAAAACGTCGCACCAGTACGACGAACCTGGGAACTATATCATTGTTATCAAAGTAATCGATATTTTGGGCAACGACACCACGAAGGCTGTGACAGTAGTAGCGAAGTAGCGTCAGCCAAGTGATGATCTACGCTGGGGAGGGAAGAACGATGCCGCGTGTACGGAAAGCCCAGGCGAGTGGGGTACAGCCTGATCTTTTTGACCTGTCCCCGTTTCTCAAGACCGCGCCCTGTGTGCCCGCCTTGCGCAAGCTGGTCGCAGCGTGGCGGGCCGATGGGTACCAGGGGATCACCGACACGACCCGCATCCTGCTCAACTTCTGGTTCTGCACCGATCACCGGCTGCCCAACGGCCAGCTTTTCAAGTACCACGAGGCGCAGCGCGAAGCGATCGAAACGTTGATCTATGTCTACGAGGTCGCAAAGGTGTGCAGCCGCAAGGACCTGTTGGAACACTATGCCTCGGCACAGCGCCCAGTCCAGCTGCCCGGCTACGATGAGTTTGCTCGCTACTGCACGAAAATGGCGACCGGATCTGGCAAGACCAAGGTGATGGCGCTGGCGATTGTCTGGCAGTTCTTCAATGCGGTACGCGAGAATGATCAGGATTATGCGAAAACGTTTTTGATCCTGGCCCCCAATGTGATCGTCTTTGAGCGACTGAAAAGCGACTTCGAGGGCGGTCGCATCTTCTACCTGGACCCGCTGATCCCGCGCGAGCTGGACATCTTCTGGGAATTTGACGCTGTGATGCGCGGGGATGCCGAACGCGCCCAGGCAGAAGGCATGCTGTTTCTCACTAATATCCAGCAGTTGTATGAGCGGTCTGCGCGGAAGAACAATGGCGACGAAGAACCGGATATTATGACTGAGGTGCTTGGCCCAAAGCCCAAGGCCGATGTGGGTAACGACCTCGCCAGCTTCAGCGAGATGCTCTCGAAACGCACCGGACGACTGCTCGTGCTCAATGACGAGGCGCATCACACCCACGAGGAAGAAAACGAATGGAATACGGTCATCCGCAGGCTGCACGAAGGCCTGCCCCTGGCCGCGCAACTAGACTTCTCGGCGACGCCGCGTTTTAGCAAGGGCGCGCTGTTCCCCTGGATCATCTCGGACTACCAGATCCGGCAGGCCATCCTAGATGGCATCGTCAAGCGCCCGGTGAAGGGCATCGCCGAACTCGACGAAGCGAAAAGCAGCGTGGCCAGCGTGCGTTACCAGGGCTACCTCACGGCAGGGGTGGAGCGCTGGCGTGAGTACCGGGAGCAGCTGGAGCCGCTCCGCAAGAAGCCCCTCTTATTCATCATGATGAATACGACCGAAGAGGCGGAAGATGTAGGAGACTGGCTACGCAAACGCTATCCTACTGAGTTCGGCGGTGAGCAAAAGGCGCTGGTCATCCATACCGACAAGTCGGGGGAAATCACCAAGAAAGACCTGGACGTGGCCCGCAAGCTGGCCCGTGAAGTGGATAGGCCAGACTGCCCGACCAATGCCATTGTCAGTGTGCTCATGCTGCGGGAAGGCTGGGACGTGCAGAATGTCACCGTCGTCGTGGGGTTGCGTCCCTACACCTCCTCGGCCAACATCCTGCCGGAGCAGGCCATCGGGCGCGGCCTGCGGCTGATGTTCCGCGGCCAATCCTATGCTGAACGTGTGGATATTATCGGCAATAAGGCGTTCCTCGCCTTTGTGGATGACCTGGAGAAGCTGGAAGAGTTTAAGCTCGACACCTTTGAAGTGGGCAAAGACAAGCTCAAGATTATCACCATTGCCCCGCAGATGCCGGAGAAAGCCGCCTATGACCTGTCGCTGCCCAGGCTCTCGCCGATCCTGGTGCGCAAGAGGACACTTTCCGAGGAGATCGAGGCCCTGGACGTGATGGCTTTCAGATTCAGCCCGGACCCCTTGCCGCGCAAGCCCACAGACCAGGACATCAAGACCTTCCAGTACCAGGCGTTCGATATCCTCACCATGGAAAAGCTGTTTGAGCGGGAGTATGCCATCAAGGATGTCCAGCGACCCGATGAGATCGTGAGCTATTATGCCAAGCTGATTGCGAGCAACCTGAAGCTGCCGGGCCAGTTCGCAGCCCTGGCCCCGAAAATATGGACATTTTTCGAGCGGCGCGCCTTTGGTGGGAAGGTGGAGATGGAGAGCCCGGTCATCGTGCAGGCGATGAATCACCGCGTCGCCGGCTACGTGGTGCTGGATGTCTTCGCGCGGGCGCTGAAGGACAGATTGATCGAGCAGGTGGAGCCGACGATTGAAGGGGAGGGGAGACTCCTCTCACGCATGGAGCCGTTTGCTTTCTCGCGCCCGGTGCTCTCGGCCAGGAAGTGTGTGTTGAACCTGGTCCCCTGCGATAACGAGTTCGAGTACACCTTCGCCAGATTCCTTGAAGAGGCGCGGGATGTCCAGGCGTTTTCCAAGCTGCCGCAGCAGTTTGGCTTCTCAATCGAGTACACCGACAATAACGCCAACTTGCGCTATTACTATCCCGACTTTGTGGTGAGGACCGAGCAGGGCGAGATGTGGCTGGTGGAGACCAAGGGGCAGGAATCGCTGGAGGTCGCCTTCAAGGATAGGGCTGCACAGCTGTGGTGTGAGAATGCGACGGCGTTAACTGGGGAGGCATGGCAGTATGTGAAGGTGCCGCAGAAGGAATATGAGAAGCTGCAGCCGGTGGAGTTCTCTGATCTGCTGATCTTTGTCGGCTGAAGCGAGAGCAAGAGAATAGCGATGAAGTGAGGCAGCTTGGACAGGGGTGATTTCCATAGGCTCCCTCCTTGCCACAATCATAGTATATGCTCAGTGCATGATTTCCTCGTGGCCTGGACTCTGCAAGGTGGCTGTTGGGTTTCTGATGAATCCTTTAAGATTAAGGTACCTTGACATGCCTATAAGCTCCATATATAATAGCTATATGCTATGAAAACTATCTTTTAAGTAGCTTAATCTATTGACAAGCAAGAAGGGAAACATTTATGCCTGAGCTGGTTACTATCACGGTTCAAGTTCCAGCAGATCGCGTCGCAGACGTCTATGCATATGTCGCACAGCTTCACCGTTCGTCGCTCCCTAGTAACACCTTGCCCCAACAGTGGACGAAAGAGGATGGGCAACTTGCCCAGCAGGTCTACAAGTCGTGCAGCCTGTCTGCGCAGAAGGTCCTCACATACCTCGCCGAGCACCCTGAGCAGATCGTGAGTGGAGCAGAAATCGCTCAGGCCTTGGGGATGGTTAAGGGGAATATGGCAGTTGCTGGTGTCTTCGTGTCTGTTAGCCATCATTGTAAGAAGTTTGGTCGGGGGCTGCCGTATGATCTGCGCTACGATCAAGGGCACGCTATTGGCTACATCATGCCTGGCATCGTTGCAGCACTCTTCAGGGCGGCTGTCAAAGCTGGAATAGTTTGATAGCGGATACCGTTGTTCGTTCTTCTAATCAGGAGAACTACACTCTCGAAATCCAGCATTGTTTAGGAGTCTTTATTATGTCAGACCTATGGATACCAGTGATAGCAGCATTAGGAAGCTCGGCCCTGACCGGATTGCTTGGATTCGGCTTGCTGTGGTGGCAATCTCACAAAGCAGATCAATCGGCCCTGTCCGAGCGGCGGGCTCGGGCCTACTCAATGCTGCTCGCCCAGTCAGGCGTCATTGTTCACGTTGCAAGTGGATTCCATACTGCCATGCAATTCAGGTCTGGTCTAGCGGAAGGTGGCAACGTGATGTTGGGCATACAGAAGCCACTCGATCCACTAGAACTGGTGGAACGAATGCGCGCAGATATAGAGCCTCTGTACGAAGCTTGGTCTGAGGTGTGGGCAGTTGGTAGCAAAGAGGCGATCATTGAGGCCAACGTCCTGATAGATAAATGCGGAGAGGTGATGAGTGCGGCCACGCGGCCAGGGGAAGCAATGCCCAGATTTATGCAGATAATTTCTGGCGAGAAGTGGACACAAGCACAGCTCGACCAGTGGGCTAAAGAGGTGAGCGCCTTGGCTGAGGCTCGCAGACGACTTGCGATCACCGCACGACGAGAGGCGGGTGTTGAGATTGCAGAACTGTTCACCAGCGGCCAGTCGAAACTCACCGCGACAATCAAATAACTAACCTTGACTTAGAAACTCAATAAATGTAGTGCCCCCCAGGGATTGGACACCTGGCGAAGTGAAAGCCAGGAAGTATAATAAGCCCAAGAAAGGGGGTTACTATGATACAGCGACGACGATTTACAGCGGAGTTCAA